TGCACCTGGCGCTGTTCCCACGTTGTATTTCAGCCGTTTTGTGTTATGCGGAATGTTTTGCGATAGTGCTCAATTTTTCACGACACGAGTCGACCGGTTCAGACCTTTAATGGTGGTCTAAGCCATACGGTGGTCTACACCAGGCTCGCACTGGTCCAACCTTTTTCGATGGTTCAACCACCCCCTACCATGGTCCAGACATCTGGGGAGGGAGTACCGGGTTTCGCCAGTGACTAGCCCCAGCCCCTATTACCAGGATCAAGCGGTGACGCTCATACACGGCCGGGTGGAGGACGTACTTCAGGACATGGGTGGCCAGTTCGACGTTTGTATCACCGACCCGCCGTATGGCGGGTCGTCGCTGATCTGGGACCGATGGCCTGCGGGCTGGCCTGCGCTGGTCGCGCCGTACACGAAGTCGTTGTGGTGCTTCGGGTCCATGCGGATGTTCATGACCCAGCGCGACGAATTCGCGGGGTGGAAGCTGGCGCAGGACGTGGTGTGGGAAAAGGCCAACGGAACCTCGTTCGCCCGGGACCGGTTCAGGCGGGTCCATGAGCTGGCTACCCATTTCTACCACGGACCGTGGCACGGCATTTACCACGAAACACCCATGGTCGAGTCGGTGTCCGGACGGGCACCACTGGGGTCTGTCTCGCGCCGACTCAGTAGCACCCCGCACATGAATCCGATACAGGTGGCCACGCCGTACCTTGAGACCGGGATGCGGCTCGTACGGTCGGTGGTGCACTGCCCCAGCGTGCGCCGAGGCAGTCATCCCACCGAAAAGCCAGCTGCGGTCCTCGACCCGTTGATACGCTATTCCGTACCACCCGGTGGCAGCGTCCTCGATCCCTTCTCGGGGTCGGGTTCCACCTTGCTGACCGCCCGCGCCCTCGGTTTCCGCGCGGTCGGGATCGAAGCGGACGAAGCGTACTGCGAGGCCGCTGCACAGCGGCTCTCCGTTGAGTGAGGACCCACAAAGGAAGGCAGCCATTGGAACCAGACGACGAGTGGGTACCAGGAGATCCGCTGTATCCGCGTGTACCCGAATCGCGCTTCTGCTCGGACCCGGACTGTGGGTGCGGCTGGAACAACGGCGACGGCCTCCCCGCGCCGTGCCCCGAATGCGGGAAACCCGCACTGGTCACGGTGCACCAGGCCGGTCGGTGATCATGCCGGATCGCGAGACCACCCCCGACCACGGTTGGACCATGGAGACGCTGCGGATCTACATTGATTCCCGGGTCGCTCGGATTGACGCACTCCTGGTGGCTGCTGCGGAGCTGTCCCGGCTGCGGTTCGAGAACCAGGACAGGGCCGTGCTCGCGGCGATGGCGGCACAGGAGAAGGCCGTCGCCGCCGCGCTGGCCGCTGCGGAGCGGGCGGTGGTGAAAAGTGAAGTGGCAGCGGAGAAACGGTTCGACGCGGTGAACGAGTTCCGTGGCCAGCTCGCCGATCAGGCGCAAACCCTCATGCCCCGTTCCGAAGCCGAGCAGCGCATCGCCACCAACACCGAGAAGATCAACAGCCTGGCCGCCCGCCTGGACAAGGGCGAGGGCCGCAGCACCGGCATGAACGCGGGCTGGGTGCTGCTCGCGTCGGCGATCGGTGTCATCAGCACCATCATTGCCATCTACATCGGACTATCCCGCTAGATCCGAAGGGGGGATTCGCACACAAGTGACCAAGTCTGACCTTCCGACCCCGTTCGTGTTCCGGGATGCCCGGCACCCGTTCGAGGTGGTGTTTTTTTTCGCGGCAACCCTCGCCGGTTCCGGTGGGGTGCTCACCAGCGGCTCCACGGCGCTGTCCCGGCTGCTGCCCCACTGGCAGGTGGTGAGCTGGAACGTGGCCCTGGTGGCGGGGGGCGTTGTGGGCCTGTCCAGCCTGCCGATGCGGTTCCCCGGTTCGCTGCTGGTCGAACGGGTCAGCATGATCCTGTTCGCGGGGCTGCTGCTCATCCAGGGCATCGCGATCGCCACCCAGCTGACGCTGGCGGCCACCGGCGTCATGATGCTCGGTTTCGCCGTCGCGTGTCTCGTGCGGGCCATCCAGATCACCCGGGACCTGCGCACGCTGCACCACTTCCTGGTGAGCGCCCAGTGACCGCCGCCGAGGTCGTCCCCTACATTGGCGTGCTGTTCGGCAGCACCAGCGTGGTGGCGCTGCTGCTGGTCCGCAGCCAGAAAAAGAAGCTCAACGCCGAAACCGACCGGTCCAAAGCGGACTACGTCCAGATCATCTCCGGGACCGCGATCAGCCTCTTGGGCCCGATGCGGGAGCAGCTCGACGCGCTCACCGCCCAACTGATGGCGGCCAACGCCGAAATCGCCGAGCTACGGGTGGCACTCGGCAGCATCAGCCGCGATGTGCAGAACGGCAACTAGCCCCACCGCAAAAACCAGGTACGCCAGTCGAGGTAGCGCACGACGTAGGGCAGCACCAGCAGATCGCAGGTATCGCAGCGGTTCATCCGGAAGCGCCACCACCGGCCCGCGTAGATGTCCCCGTGCAGATACCCGCCGTCGCAGCGGCGGACCGTGGCGTACCTCGTCATGCCGCCCCCGCTCCAGCCGGGGCAGCGGTGCGCCTTGTCGTAATCGGGGCGGCTAATCCTCATGGGCTTCCTTCTGGTCGGGTTCATCCACTGGAGCCGCAGGGGGTTGGTCGATACCCGAGCAGGGGCCAATGGTGTAGCCCTGCGTGGTGAGCCGGTTGTGGACGCCAATAGTTCCGGATGCCCGGAGACGACAGTCCCGGCCGCACCTGGGGCAGATACCGCGTGTGCGGCGCTGGTCTGGACCGGTCCATTCATGGCACCGGCCGCAGTAGCCCTCGCTGATGTCCTCGGGCCCGGACGACGTCGCGCCGCACCGGGGGCACGCGAAGCGCGTCACATCCGCACCTTCAGGTAGAGCATTGCGACCAGGGCCGTCATGAGCGTGATCATGGCCAGCCACAGGAGAACGGACATCAGCTTCACGGTTTTCCTTCGGGAGGTCGATGTATTCGCGGTCGACAAATTTCGCGGGGTACAGCAGCGCCATCGGGCTGATCCCGAAGGCGGCGGCCAGCGCCATCAGGTCCGCCACCGTGACCCGGCGGTACATGCCTTCGATCTTCGTGATGGCGGGCCCGCCAATCGGGTGCCCCAGCTCGGTGAGCCGGGCGGACAGGGCGCGCACGGACAGGCGCCGCCGGTGGCGGAACAGTGCGACGTTCACGGCCACTTGGCGGTTAACCTCCATTGCCGAACCGCACCGCCTGCTCCACCGTGAGGCCGTACACGGCCGCGAGGACGAGGGCTTCCGCGTGCCGGATGTCGCCCAGCCGGGTCGTCGCGGAGCTGTAGGGCCACCACACCGGGGGCGTGGTGGTGACCGCCGAGGTGATCACCGGTGTCCCCTGCTTCCCCTGCGGACCTTGACCGTGACGTCGATCGTCGGCCGCCCGCCCCGGGCGATCTCGATCATGCTGCCGGGTTCCCAGCCGAGATGCTGTTCTACGGTCATGCGGGTCAGTGTGCTCACCGATTTCCCCTTCTCCAGCTTGCACAGGGTGTTCCCATGAATGCCCATCACTCTGGCGAGTTCGCGCACGCTGCGGTAGCCGAGTCCGACCCGCCGCCGGGCGGCGAAGGCACCGACCCGGACCCAGTCCTCAGGCATTGTTCGATCCTTCCGAGACCGGGGGACACGACCGTTTCCACCGTCATGCCGTAGAGGATCGCGAGTTTCACGGCCTCGTTGAGCCGGATCGCGCGGAAGCCGCTCTCCAGCCGGGACAGCGACGACGGGCCGATACCAATGGCGGTAGCGACCTCGACTTGCGACAGGCCCCGGCCCAGGCGCAGCTGGTGGACCCGCCGGGCGAAAACCTGCTCGAATGTCTCGGACATCAGCTCCCCGGCATCCCCGGGAGTATCCCGAGTTTCACCTTGTAGCCGGTCAGTTCCCGGACCACCTCGATGGTCCCTTCGGGACTGAAGATGGCCCACTGGGTGTGGGGGGTGTGGCACGGATGGCGGTAGGGCCAGTAGATCGCCAGTGCCGCGCCGATGTCGAATACCGTCCCGGCGTGCACCACGGACGCGGAAGGGGGAGGCGTGGTCATGTTATTGGTCCTCGCGCTTCTGTGCGTCGGTGCGGGTTTCCTGCTGCACGGGCTGTTCTGGCTCGTGGGCGTGGGCGCCGTTCTGCTGCTGGTTGTCGGTATCCGCAGCCGGGGTTAACCGCGTGGTGATCACGTAGTGGCGTCGTAGTCCTTCGATGAGGAGAATCCACGGGTTGCTCACGGGCCGCTCGCGGTTGGCGGCTTCGATGGCGAGGACCAGCCGGGTGATCTCGGCGAGGATCTGGTCGGCGGTGGCTTCCTCGCCGACCAGCATTCCGGCGCTGATCAAGCGGTTGACGCCGTCCACCAGTCCTTCGCGGGTGATGGGATGCAGGGTCGTCCACCAATCGGCCCCGTCGGCGTTGGCCAGCGTTATTGCTGCTTTTTTCACGATGTCTTGGGTAGGCATTCGCGGACATTAGCAATATCGCGCCGCTATCGCCTTCCGCCGCGCGCCCCGCATTTCCCGGTTCGCCGTTTCTGGTGACGCTGTGTTGATGACCCCGGGAAAAGGCGTCCACGAATGAGAATCGCCCCCGGGCGGGTACGCGGCCCTCCCTCACTCTGTGTGCTTTTGGCCCGAATTTATCCCCGCGCGGGGGTTCCGCGCATTCACCGCATTGTCCTGACGAAACGGAAGAGGGAGTCCCCGGTGGCACTACCCATCGATATCTCGACGGTCGGTGTCGTCGGCACGTACGTCCTCGTCAACGGCGACCCCGCCGTGGGGACGATCGACTTCACCGCCACGCTGCGGGTGGTGTCCGGGGCCACCCACACCGCCGTGCTGCCCGGCAAGGTCACCGGCGTGCTCAACGCCACCGGCGACCTGAAAGCCGCCAACGGCACCTCCGAATTGCGGTTGCTGTGCAACGACGACGTGGACGAAGCCCCGGTGGGGTGGACCTGGCTGGTGCAGGAGCACTTCACCAACGCCGACCCCACCCTCGCGTTCACCCTGGCCGCGCCCGCTGCGGTGTCCCCGATCAACCTGCCCGCCGTCACCCCGGCGCCGCAGTACACGCCGCTGGGGACCACGGCGGTGACCCGGATCGGGACGCAGTACCCGGACCCGGTGACCGGCGCTGTTGTCCTGCTGCCCGGGGCTGGGCTGCCCGCGACGATGCCGCCCAGCGCGCACACCCACACCTCCTCGGAGGTGACCGATCTCGCGACGCTGCTCGACGCGAAGGCGGATAAGTCGGCGGTGTCCTACAACGTGAAGAACTACGGCGCGGTGGGCGATGGTGTCACCGATGACCGGGTCGCCATCCAGGCGGCGATGGACGCGGCCACGGTGGTGCACGGGCGGGTGTACCTGCCCGCCGGGACCTACCGCGTGACGATGGCGGCGGGGACCACCCCGCTGCGGGCGCTGACGGTCTCCGGCGCGGTCACCGTCGCCGGTGCCGGGTCGGCGTCGGTGCTGAAGCTGGCCAGCGCGACCGGGGACTACACCACGGTCTTCGGGCACGCCAGCGCCGTGGATGTCGGCGGGCTGACCATCGAAGACCTCACCATCGACCAGAACAACACCGGCAACCAGCTCACCTCCACGGTGGCGCTGATGGCGGGGATGGCGCGGTATTGCCTCTACGTCACCAAGTCGACGCTCCCGATCGCGGTCCGCCGGGTGGGGTTCACCGACCTGGACAACGTGAACACGATCTCGGTGTCCGGCGCGGTGCACAACCTGATCGTGCGGGAGTGCCGGTTCGCGATCGGCTCGTCCCCGATCGCGCACGACCATTCCACGCTGTACCACCACGCGCTGACCTCGGCGGCGGTGTGGATCGAGAACAACACCTTCACCTCCCCGGGGTCCGGGTCGCTCTCGGCGGTGACCGCGATCGAAACCCACGGGTCGGCGCAATTCGTGCGGGGCAACGACATCCGCAACTTCCAGACCGGGATCAACCTCACCGGCGTGGGGCACACCACCGGCGAAGGCACGCTCTGCGAGGGAAACACCCTGCTCGATGTCGCGTTCGGCATCCAGCTGTGGTCGATCGCCTACACCGGCGGGATCACCACCGGCGCGGCGCTGAAGTCGGTCACCATCCGCAGCAACACAATCCGCCTGGACACCCCCGGCTGGTCCTCCACGTTCGTGGCCGGGGCGTCGGTGGCCGGTATCCGGCTGGCGACGGCGACGCTGGGGATCGAGAACGTCCTCATCGAGGACAACTGGATCACCTTCGCCAACGGCGCCTATGTCGGGACCTCGAACAACAACGCCGCCAACGGGATCGACTGGTATCACCCGGTTCTGGACGCCGCCGTTGTCGACAAGCGGGTGACGATCCGGCGGAACACGGTGGAATTCGCGCTCGCCACGGGAATCCGGGTGAGCTGTTACGGGGAGGCGTTCGCGGTCACCGACAACACCGTGCTCAACCCGGGCCGGGGCTCCACCCTGGCCGGGGGCGCGGTGGCGGCGGGGTACGCGATCGGGCTGAGCATGACCGGGGTGTTCACCACCAGCCGGGTGAGCAACAACGTCCTGCTCGACACCCAGGCCACCCACACCATGGACACCGCGCTGTGGCTCTACCCGCTGGCGACCGGCGGCAGCGGGAACGACGCCGACGGAAACTTCGCCTTGGGGTACGCCAATAAGGCGGTGCAGACCCACGCCACCTACGGCGGCTGGAAGCTGAAGATGACCACCGCCGGGTTCACCTCTCCCGGTGGGATGCTGGCGGTGGACTCGGCCATCACCGACCGCGCCACCGGCGTGCTCTACCGGCAGACCGCCGCGCCCGAGGGCGCCACGTGGTTCCAGTCGGTGTCGGTGGCGTTCGGTTCCCGGCCGCTGTCCTCCACCTACTACCTCGGCCCGTCGGGCGGATCGCGCACCACGGTGTCGATGACGTCCACTGTGGAATACGCCGTGCCGCTCTACGTCGCCAGCGCGGGCACCCTGAGCACCCTGGGCATCGAGGTCACCATCGCGGGGACCGCCGGTACCCGGCTGCGCCTCGGTATCCGGGGCGACGACGGGACCGGGCTGCCGGGCCCGCTGGTCCTCGACGCGGGCACCGTCGCCGGGGACGCCATCGCGACCGTGGAAACCACCATCACCTATGCGGTCACCCCCGGGATCTACTGGCTCACCGCCACCGCGCAGATCACCGGCGGCACCCTGCCCACGGTGCGCGCGGTCACCGGCGACCTCTACCCGTGCCAGGCGTCCACACTGGCCGCCGCGCTCGGGGCCACCCACACCACCGGCTACATCACCGCGTCGGGCACCACCGCCGCGCTGCCCGCCCCCTACACCACCTCCGGCCGTACCGGCGTCGCACCGCGCGTCGTCGCGAAAGTCACCTGACGGCAACCGTCACTCACCGAAAGGGGTTCGCAATGGCCCACAACATTCCCAAAACCATCCCGAAGCGCAGCGAAGAAGTCATGGGGCACAGGACAAAGGCGGAACTCGCGCAGCGCGAGACGTCCGCCCACGGCGCGGTGCACGTGCCCGTCCCGCCGCCCGATGAGGGCTGGCACCCGATCGCGCTGCGCTGGTACGCCGCCCTGGGCGAGTCGGGCCAGGCGCAGTTCTACGAGCCCTCGGACTGGGCGATGGCGTCGTTTGTCGCGGAGATGATGACCCGCAACCTCGCGACGGCACGGCCCAACGCGCCGCTGTTCGCGGCCATCATGTCCGGCTGCACGGAACTGATGTGCACCGAGGGCGCGCGGCGCAGGCTGCGGCTGGAACTGCAACGCCCCGACGCGGCGAAGGCGGCGAAAGCCATCGGGGTCACCGCGATCAGCGACTACAAGAAGCGGATCAGCCAGTGATCGACGTGAGGCTGTACCGGAAAAAGCCGAATGTGGTGGCGGCGGTGGAAGTCCCCACCGACCGCAGCGACCCGGAATACCCGCGCCGGTGCGTGGAGGTCGCCGAGTGGTGCGGCGGGGTCAGCGACATGATGAACGCCGACGGCGCGGACAACCGCATCCGCATCTCCACCCTCGAAGGGGACATGCTGGCCCGCCCCGGGGATTACATCATCCGGGGAATCGCGGGGGAGTTCTATCCGCACAAGGCGGATTTCTTTTTCGACTCCTACGCGCCCATGGATGACAATTACCGCAACTACAGCAGCGACCCGCAGCTGTTCACCCTGGAACGCGACGTGGACGTCAGTCACGTGTCCGGTACCGGCACCGTCGCCGACGGGGTGCTGTGGCCCACCGGCATGGTGGCGATCTGCTGGCGCGGGGAGTGCTCCAGTGTCTCGGTGTGGCAGTCCCTCGACGACGCCATGAAGATCCACGGGCACAACGGCAACACCCGCGCCGTGTTCGCGTAGTGGCGAGGGGGTGACCCGTGCCCGCCCTGGAGAAAAGAACGTACGCCCCCGTCATCCTCGGCCCGAGCTGGGTACGGGACGCGGCCGGGGCGTTCGTGCTGCCCCGGTTCACCCTCGGATGGGAGATCCTCGGCTGGACCAGTGAATGGCTCCAGCACAGCGAGGGAATCCCGTGGCAGTACACGAATGAACAGGCGCGGCTGACGTTGTGGTGGTACGCCATCGACGACTGCGGCCGGTTCCTCTACCGCGATGGTGTCATCCAGCGGCTCAAGGGCTGGGGCAAAGACCCCCTGCTCGCCACCTGGTCGCTGGTGGAAATGGTGGGGCCGTGCCGGTTCTCCCACTGGGACGACCACGGCGACCCGGTCGCCAAACCGCACCCGGCGCCGTGGATTCAGATCGCCGCCGTCTCCCAGACACAGACCCGCAACACCTTCACCCTGTTCCCGCAATACCTGACCAAGGCCGCGATCCGGCGCTATGACATCGCGCTGGGCAAAGAGATCATGTACGCCGATCACGGTCGGTGCCGGATCGAGGCGGTGACCTCCTCGCCCCGCGCGCTGGAAGGGGGCAGGCCCACCCTGACCGTGCTGGGGGAAACCCAGCACTGGAACGGCAGCAACGAGGGCCATGAGATGGCGGCGGTGGTGGACCGCAACGCGGCGAAGTCCGCCGACGGCGCGTCGCGCACCATCGCGATCACCAACGCCTACGAGCCCTCGGAGGACTCCGTGGCGCAGCGGACCCGGGAATCCTATGAGGACGCCGAAGCCGCCGGGCACGCCCACGGCATCATGTATGACTCGCTGGAAGCGCCACCGGACGCGCCGCTGAGCGCTGAGGCGGCCCCTGCGGTGATTTCCGCGATCCGGGGGGATTCCTACTGGCTGTCCACGGAGCGGATCGTGGCGGCCATCCTGGACCGCCGCAACCCGCCGTCACGCAGTCGGCGGTTCTGGTACAACCAGATCACCGCCACCGAGGACGCGTGGATCGTCCCGCAGGACTTCGACCTGTGCCTCGCCGACGACACGGTGCCCCCGCTGACACCGGGCGATGAGATCACGCTGTTCTTCGACGGGTCCAAGAACGACGACGCCACCGCGCTGGTGGGGTGCCGCCTGCTCGACGGGCTGGTGGTGACCCTTGGCCTGTGGCAGCGGCCCCCCGGTAAACGCGGCGACGACTGGACCACCCCGAGGGCCTCGGTGGACGAGGCCGTCAACGCGGTGTTCGGCACCTACACGGTGGTGGGGTTTTTCTGCGACCCGTCGCACACCCTGGAAGACGAGACGCTGGAACGCTACTGGGACGCGATGGTGGACGACTGGCACCGCCGCTACGCCGACCGGCTCGACGTGTGGGCGGTGCCCGGCAAGACCCAGGGGCATTCGGTGATGTGGGACATGACCAGTCCCGCCCGGCTCGCCCAGTTCACCGCCGCCGCCGAGCGCTGCGCCACCGAGATCGGGGAGCACTCCCTGATCCACGACGGCGACGGCCGGTTGAAGGCGCACGCCCGCAACGCCCGGCGCTATCCCAACCGCTACGGCGTGAGTGTCTGGAAAGGACACCGCGCCTCGGCCCGCAAGATCGACCTCGCGGTCGCCATGATCGGCGCCCGCATGATCCGGCGCATGATCCTCAACGACCCCGACCGGACCAAGAAGCGCACCGGACGCGTGTGGTGAGCCGGTAAGACAAACCTGTTCTGTCCCAGCGTTACCCGACACCGAAAGGTGGGTCATGCTGAGCCAGAAAGCTGTCATCGACCTCATCCGTGACCGGCTGTTCCCGCTGTGGCTCACCGAAAAGGAACGCCTCGACAAGATCGACCTGTGGTGCCGGTGGGAACACGAGGAGATCAAACTCCCCAAGCGCGCCACCCCGGAACTGCGCACCTTGGCGTATATGAGCAAAACCCCGTGGCTGAGCCTGGTCGTGTCCACCGTCGCCCAGTGCATGTACGTCGACGGGTACCGCTCCCCGCTGGACGAGTACCGCACCGGGGGGGACATCTCCGGCCCGTGGAAGACGTGGCACGCCAACGGTTTCGACCAGCGGCAGATCGCGATCCACCGCACCGCCCTGTCCTACGGGTACGCGTTCACGAAGGTGCTGCCGGGGCAGGACTTCGAGGGGAAGCGGTCGGTGATGCGGGGGGTGAGCCCGCGTAAGGCGTACGCGGTGTACGCCGACCCCGCATCCGATGACTGGCCGGTCTACGTCATCGAGGTCACCACCGTGGCCAAGGCGGGGTATGTCGTGAAGCTCTACGACGACACCGACGTGCACACCGTCACGATGGATTCCTCCGGCGCGAAGCCGGTCTACGTCGGGGTGGAGACCCACGGCGCGGGGGTGACGCCGTTTGTCCGCTACGCCAACATGCTCGACCTCGACGGGCGCTGTGCCGGGGAGATCGAGCCGTTCATCGCCACCGCCGCGCGGATCAACAAAACCGCCTACGACCGGATGGTGACCCAGCACTTCTCCTCCTGGAAGGTCCGCACCATCGCGGGCCTGGCCGCACCCGATGACGCCGAAGCCGCCAACCGCAAGAAGATCGAGCTGCGCCAGGAAGACATCCTGGTTGCCGAGGACCCGGACACGAAATTCGGGTCGCTGGACGAAACCCCCCTGTCGGGGTTCATCGAGGCGTGGCGCTCCGATATCGAGGCGCTGGCCGCCGTCACCCAGACCCCCACCCACGCGCTCACCGGGCAGCTGGTGAACCTCTCGGCCGAAGCGCTCGCGGCGGCGCGGGCCGGGCTGACGCAGAAAGTCACCGAGCGGAAGAAAAGCTTCGGGAAATCCCACGTGCAGGCGCTGCGGCTGGGGGCGGCGCTGGAAGGCAACGACGCCGACGCCCAGGACATCCTGGGCCGCGTCACCTGGCAGGACATGGAGGTCCGTTCCATCGCCCAGGCCGTGGACGCCTGGGGCAAGGCCGCCACGATGTTGCAGATCCCGGTGCGGGCGCTGTGGGGAATGCTGCCCGGCGTCGAGAAGTCCGACGTGGACGAGTGGGAGGTGATGGCGGCCAGCGCCGACCCGCTGGTGTCCCTCACCAAAACCCTCGCCCTGCAAAGCAAACCCGTCACCTGATGGCCGCCACCACACGCGGGGTACTGCTCACCGACCGGCACCGGGGCGCACAGCTGGCGCTGCGGGCGGTGTTCCTCACCGAGCTGCACCGCCTGTGGCCGCTGCTGGACCCGCTCCGGCTCACCACCACCGCGTCGGCGTGGCTGGACCTGGCCGTCGGGCTGGTGCTGGGTTACCGCACCCGGTCCGCCGAGATTTCGCTGTCCTACTACGACCGGTTCCGCACCGCCGAGACCCGCCATCCGCCGATCGAGACGGCCACGATCCGGTCCCTGCTCACGCCGGTGGACCCCGCTGCGGTGCAGACCTCGCTGCTGGTGACCGGCCCGGGGACCATCATCCGTCAGCTCGGACGCGGCGCGGACCCCGAGCAGGCCGACCGTAAGGCCTTGGTCGCCGTCTCCGGTGCCGCGTCCCGCCATGTCCTCAATGGAGGCCGCGACGCGCTGGACACGGCCGTGGCGCACGACGCCGTGGCGCTGGGATATGCGCGGGTGACGGGGCCGAACCCGTGCGCGTTCTGTGCGGTGCTCGCCTCACGCGGCCCGGTCTACACCAGCGCGGCCAGCGCGGCAGGCGCCAAGGACTACCACGATTTCTGCATGTGCACCGTGGAGGCGGTCTACGACGCCGACGCGCCGTGGCCGGGGCGGGCGCGGGAATTCGAGGCGCTGTGGGAGAAAACCAGCGCCGAGTACTCCAAGAACGGCCCGATGAACCAGTTCCGCCGTGCCTATGAAGGCCGCTCCACCCCCCAGAAGTAACACCCCTCTATTTCGTCGTCCCGTCGCAATGACCGGGGCGCGATCCCGCAATGGGAAGGAAAAAGAAATGACCGTGCCTACCCCTCCTGTCGACCCGAAGGCTCCCGAAGTGGACCCCGAGGTGGACCCGGTCGACCCGGCGCCCGACGACAAGGCCCCCGAACTCGGGGACGCCGGGAAACGCGCGATTGACGCGATGAAGCGTGAACGGAACCTGGCTCGCAAAGAGCTGGCCGACGCGCTGAAGAAAAACAAGGAATACGACGACAAGGACAAGACCGAGGCGCAACGCCTGGCCGAGGCCGCCGAGGAGTCGAAAACCCGCGCCACGAAAGCGGAAACCGGGTTCCGGAAGCTTCAGACCGCCTTGGACCGCGCCCCTGATGGCACGTCCCAGGCGACCATCCGGGCCGTCGCGAAACGGCTGTCCGGGGAGACCGACGAGGAGATCGAAGCGGACGCGGACGAACTGTTCGCGCTGCTCGCCCCGACCGTGAAGCCGCCCGCCGGGAAACCGACGGAAAAGCTCAGCGGCGGCAGCGACCCGGCCGACGAGCCGGACGAGAAAGACCCCAGGCGGTTGGCAGATCTGATCGGCCGTCACTGATTCCACACTCTCAGCCTGCATCAGGTTGGGCTGTTTTCCCGGCCGTTGAACGGCCTCTACCTGATAAGGATGTGACTCAACAATGAACGTCTACCTAAAGGGCGACAAGATCGCCGCCGCCGCGCTGGGGCTGCTGGAACGGGAGATTATCCTCCCGGCGCTGGTCTGGAAGGACGCCGGTGGCGATTTCGCCGGAGCGGGCGGGGACACGATCTCCATCCGTGTCCCGGCGCGCACCCAGGCGCGGAGCCGCCCGTTGCGGGGCACCCGCCCGGCGGCCTCCGAGGGCAACGGCATCATCACCATGGACGAGCTGACGGAGACCAAGGTCGATGTGACCTTGGACGAAGCGATCTACAACGCTGTCCCGATCACCGATGAGGAACTCGCCCTCGACATCACCAGCTTCGGTGCGCAGATCCTTGCCCCGCAAGTCCGGGCGGTCGCCGAGGGCCTGGAGAACAAGCTGGCGGCCACGATGGTGGGCGCGAACTACGCCACCACGCTGACGCTGGACACCACCGACCCGTACCGCACGCTGGTCGATGCGCGGGTGCAGATGAACAAGACGAATGTCCCGATGTCGGAACGCACCTGCGTGGTGGGCGCCGACCTCGAAGGGGTGTTCCTGAAGTCCGAGCACATCGCGATGGCGGACAAGTCCGGATCGGACACCGCGCTGCGGGACGCCGTTATCGGCCGGGTCGCCGGGTTCGGCCCGATCTACGTGTCCAACGCGCTCCCGGCGGATGCGGGTTTTGTGTTCCACCGCACCGCGTTCGTGATGTCGATGCGTGCCCCGGGTGTCCCTGACGGCGCGTCGTTCGGTGCGTCGCAGAGTTTCGCCGGGATGGCGATGCGCTGGCTGCGGGACTACGACTTCCGCAACGTCCAGGACCGGTCCCTTGTGGACACCTACGTCGGCACGAACATCGTGGCGGACGGGAAGACCGACGAGAAGCAGACCGTCACCATCACCGGTGTCCCGACCGGGGGAACGTTCACGCTGACCTACGCGGGGCAGACCACCACGGCGCTGGCGTACCGCCCCTCGGCGGGGACGGTCCAGGCCGCGCTGTCGGCGCTGTCGACCATCGGCACCGGCAACGTCACCGTCACCGGCTCCACCGGCGGGCCGTACACGGTGAACTTCGTCGGTGCCCTCGCCGGTGCCGACATCGCCGCGCTGACCGCCACCGCGTCGCTCACCGGCGGCACCACGCCGGGGGTCACCATCGCCACCGCCACCGCTGGCAACGCCGCAGCGGCCTTCGTGCGGGCCATCAAATTGACGATGTGATGCCGATTCCACTCACCAGGTAAAGGGGTTTCCCATGCTGCTCGCGCTTGCCACCGTGGCCGACCTCGAAGCCCGGCTCGGTCTCGACGCCGACACCCTCGCCGGTGCCGAGCGGGTCCGGGCGCAGGCGGCATTGGACGACGCGTCCACTCTGGTCCGGGAGGAAGCCCGGCAGGAGTGGGTCACCGGCGGCACGATCACCGCGCCCGCAGTGGTGATCCGGGTGGCGCTGGGCGCGGCCCTGCGCAACTACCGCAACCCGGAATCGGAGATCCACCAGGTGGTGGGGCCGTTCGCCCGCACCATCAAAGCCACCGAGACCGGGGTGTACCTCACCACGGCGGAACTGGGCATCGTCCGGCGCTACCGCAAGACGGCCACCACGCTGTGGGCGCAACGCACCACACGCGGGGAGGACGCCGACAGCACGCTGTATTTGGAGGATTCCTTTGGCTGTGAGCTGTTTCCCGTGGGCACGCTGGACAAGCCATGGATCTGACCGGGCAGACCGTCACCGTCCGGCGCTTCGCCACCGACCGCTACGGGGACCGGGTGCTCGGGGTGACGTTCCTCGTTCCCCGGTGCGCGTTCGCGCCGCGTCTGTCCGTCGAGGGCAACGACCGCGCGGACACGGTCACCGCCGACGCTGAGCTGTACGTGCCCAGCTGGGCGGGGATCGAGGCGGCCGATCAGGTGGAGCTGCCCGACGGCACGCTGTGGGAGGTGCAGGGCCGCCCGGAGAACTGGTGGTCCCCCTACACCGCGTGGAAACCCGGCGATGTGGTCACCCTGAAGCGGGTGACCGGGTAGATGGGCACCTACCTACCCAGTTCGGCGGGGTTCACGCGCCTCGCGTGCGCGCTGACAGTCAGCTCGCACATGAGGCGCATCGGGAAACACTGGGCGCGGGAGTTGCGCGCCACCGCTCCCCGGGGACCGACCGGGGACTACGCGGCCAACATCACCGTGCACACCCTGACCGTCGGGCGCCGCCCCCGGGCGGCCGTGCAGATCACCGCGAACGCGCCGTACTCCGCGATCCTGGAAGTGGGGTCGAAACACATCCAGGACCCGCCGCGCCCGATGACGAAACTGCTCGACCGGATTCAGGCGGCCGACCCGAACCGCCGGAAAGGGTAGGCGGGGATGGAATTGCTCAGTGCGTTCCCCGACATCGAGGACTACGCCTTGGCGCTGTTGGCGCCGGTGGGTACCACGGTGCTGGCCACCCCCGCCACCATCACGCCGCCGCTGGTGGTGATCCGCCGCATCGGCGGGTCCGACGACCTGATCACGGACACTCCGCGTATCCAGGTCGACTGTTTCGGTGGCACCCGCCGTCAGACGGCGGACATGGCCGAACGATGCCGACAGCTCATTCTCGCCGCCCCCGCAACGGGAATCGGCACAGCCCGGATCGATCAGGCGCAGACCGTGTCCGCGCCGACGTTCCTCGCCTACGACGACCAGCACACGCAGCGGACGACGGCGACGTATCACCTCTCGCTGCGCCGTCCCCGCTGAACCATTCCGTATTCCATCAGCCCCCTTCGGGGCTGTTTCTTCAGCCCGAATCGAAAGGGGCTCATATGTCTGTCGGCACTCTCGCGAATCGTCAGCAAAAACTGATTCGCAAAGCGCAGGACGCGGCGATCTTCGCCGCACCGGAATCCGCCGCACCGATTTCCGCGATCACCACCGGCGCGGGCGCGGACCTCATCACCCTGCCGTCCGCGTGGCGGTCTTTGGGCCACCACACCGAAAGCGACGGGATCAGCTGGAGCCGGGACGTCACCTCCGACGATGTCCGGTCGCACGGTTCCTCGGAACCGACCCGGCGCGACATCTCCTCCGATGTCACCGGGCTGGTGGTTCTGGCGCAGGAAACCAAGCTGCTGAGCCTGGAGATGTTCCACAACATCGACCTGTCGGCGGTGACGCCGGACGCGACCACGAAGGAAGTGGTGTTCAACCGCTCCCGGGTGCCGTCCACAAAGTACTGGCGGCTCCTGGCGATCGCGTCGGACGGCGCGGGCGCGGACACGATCTACTTCGCCCGGTTCTGCCCGCGTGCCTCCATCACCAACTACGCGGAGCAGCCCTGGACGAAGGCCGACGAACTCCGCTACCCGCTGACGTTCACCGCGTACGTGGATGACGATCTCGGGTTCTCCATGCGGGAAATGTGGGGCGGCCCGGGAATCGCGGCCCTGCTCTCGGACATGGGTTTCGCCAACGAGGTCCAGACCGTCACCATCACCGGCGTGCCCACCGGCGGCACGTTCACGCTGACCTTCGACGGGCAGACCACGGCCACCATCGCCTACAACGCCGCCGCGTCCGCCGTCACCTCCGCGCTGCTGGCGCTGAGCAACCTCGACACGGGCGACGTGACCGTCACCGGCAGCGCGGGCGGTCCGTTCACCGTCACGTTCGCCGGTGTCTACGCCGGGCTGAACGTCCCGGCGCTCGCGGGCAATGCCACCGGCCTCACCGGTGGTACCAGCCCGGCGGTTGTCACGTCGTAGCAGACC